CTTGTTGTTCCAGTTGACATATTATCTCCTGCCGTCCGGACGTACATCCATACTGGGTGTACCTAGCTGCCACTGAGTGCCAAGCGTGTTGGACTCGACCTTGAAAGCCATCTGTCTGCCACGAACACGTGTGTACACAATCTGGGTAAATTGCTGCACCTCGTAAGTGTTTGCCACCGCGTAGTTGTTTTCAGTTATAACCGGCGGGTTATCCGCTGGGCCATAGGCCGAACCGGGGTTTCTGCGGGGAAGGACTGTGAAATCCACCCGTGGGGTTGTAGCACCTTGAACAACATTAGACCCGTCAAAAGTAATATCTGGCACTATGCGCCACACAAACCCGTAGTTGTGTCCATCACCAATATCAAAGTCAGAAGACTGGATATAAGCACTGATAGGCTGAGGGACGTTTGTGGAGTTGTCATTGACCCCAAATTCATGGAACACAAGGCGATTAACATTTGGGTCAGCAGCCATAGGGAAGCCACGCAGCGGGCTATCCAGCCAAGCCGTACGATTTAACGTACCGTAATACCACACACGGTCAAGGTGGTTGTAGATGACGTACCTATCGTTGATTGTTGAATTAGCTGAGCAGTACTGCCACCATACCTCGTTGTATCCCTCATTTGTACCGGCAACCACTTGATAGAACTGATCGCGGTTAATGTCACTAAACACATACTGACGAACTGTAGACGGTAGCGTTTCAACGCGACCAGCGTACATATAGAACTTGTCAGTGCCCATCCAATAAACCACACCGTTGACCGTAGTCATGGCGTTCGGGCTACAAATAGACAGATTGTCAGCAAGAATATTAAAGTTCCAAACGAACGGCGGTCCAGCATACTGCATGGAGTACATAGCGGTATCTGTCCATATCAGGTTTTCTTGGCGAGTCTGTAACGCGCCGATGATCAAGGAACCGTGAGAAAGCCGATAGCTACCGGCCTGATTCGTAATTGCAGGGTTCCAGTCAGTATAGTCTTCAGAGACAGACCAGCGAATAAGCAGGGGATCAAGAACGCCGGGGTCGGGTTCAAACGAATATGGATCACAGCCAAACGCAATCACAATACGTGTAGCGTCTGAAATAAGGAGTTGCAACACCTGAGTAGGGCACTCTGGTCCAGTCACCAACTGACCGCGCACCGAATAGTCTGGCTGAGTGCCCACACCGGGACCCCAACGATAAATAGAGCCGCCACGGTAAGAGAACAATAAATCTTGCCCGTAATTAATCTGGCTCCACAGACGAAGCTGTTGACCAACACCGGTTGTAAAGCCGTCGCCCCAACCTAAACGACTCCAAGGGCCAGCGCCCCAACCTGTACCTGCGGTATATACATCCTTACCAGTCTCAATTTCGTAGGCAAAAGTTGCGCCGTTTGTAGCCACCCCTCCAGTAATAGCAGGAGTCGCTATGGTGAACGTCCAGAATGTGGAATCAATGACAGTCATCTGCCAGTTGCCGTTGATATACGACACGGGAATACCGTTCACAAACCCTGCAACATTGGAAATGGTGACGAAGTCATTTGTCTGACCGCCATGCCCCGGATCAGTAACTATAATTGTGGAAGAAGAAACCGCAGCCCCAGTTAAATGTGCTGCGGCAGTTGTGCTGTTATACCCACGAACGCAGTTAATTAACGTGTTGCCGGTAATTGCACCGTAAAAAATCTGTTCAGACCCGATGTAAATAACGCCTCCACTGGTAGAAAAATTTGAGGCGTTCGCTAATGTTATTGAAGTCTGAGTTGCGTTAATGCCACCGTTTAGAGTGGATACCCCTGTGGTAAATGCGTTTGAAGCAACCGTAGAAGTGTACCGGATGGGGGTGATGTCGTAATACGCGCCGCCGTTCTCTACATAGAACTTTAGGTGTGTGCCGACTCCAACAAGATTAAAACTCTTGAGAGTTACCCAATTCCAGAGCGACCGGCAGACGCCTAAGAAAGTATTATTAGAGAACGCTGTCCAGCCGCCGATCTTCTCAGGATAACCAGAACGAAACCGCACTTTATCGCAAGCGTACCAACCCCCTTCGTTAGCAAGCGTTGTGCTTTCACGATTTACGCCGGGACGAAATTGCAGTCTCTGTAGAGGCATGATTAACCTATGTTAATGGTCAGACCCTGAATTGCTGGCATGGAAGTAACGCTTACAGTCACGCTTTGCGCTGCTTCCCAAGGCATGTTGCAGTTTGTGCATACACCTGATTCGGTTTCTTTCTCGCTAACAGGGTCTTTGCAATGGATACAAATCTGCTCCACGACGTGCGCCGGTTCAATGGAGCCGTTTGATAAAACTTTGGCTTCGTAAGATAGTTTCATATAGGGCCTTTAAAGTTTGAAAGTACTTACCTTACGCTGGGCGAATAAATGCGCCATTCATGAAATTTTGTGTAGTGGAGCCAGTAGCTAAAGATGTTAGCGACCCGGTGTAAAAAATATATAACTCTACGTAATCAGTAGTGCCATTAAAATAAACTATAGAAGATACATTTGAGGCGGAACCGGACCCCGGCGGACGGCTACCATTTTTATACGCTGCGCCATTTTTATAAATAGCCGCAACTATTTCTCCGTTAGACCCCCCGACAGCTACCTGCCCATTGATCTGATAATACCCAGCAACATTTGGTGTATATCTTCCTGTTGTAGTGTCATAACACGACGCGCTATCAAACTCTTCAGTGTCTGGGATGACGGATGTCCACACGTTCTGTGTAGCGTTTCTAGCAGCAGTTCTATACGCGCTAAATACTGGCCCCGAGCCTACCGACACCCCATCGACAGTAAGAGTCCCAGTAACAGAAGTATCCCCAGTAATAGTGGCGTTCCCGCTAATAGTGGCGTTCCCGCTAATAGTAGCTGCGCCAGTAACTGCTAAATCACCCCCTACCGAAAAATTACCTACCGTGGAGCTATTACCCGCAAGGGTGCTTCCTGATGTGCCGCTAATAGATGACGACATAATTACTCCTTATTCTTTTACCAGCGGAATCCAAGACACTGTGGCCTCGTCCCATTTGTAATAAACAACGTCGCTGTCCGCAGGAAGTGGCACGGGGGCGTTCCAGTAGCAGGTCTCTTCATCCAAAATCCAGCTAGGGTAGGGCTGTTGGACGTAGAACGCGTCACGTATCACATCGTAAACGCCGCCAATACCCGCGTAGTTTTTACGCAGCGCCACCCCACCATCAGGTTTACCGTCCGGACCATAGTGAACGCCACCGCGAGTGTTGTAGCTTGTCTGAACCCATCCGGTTCCTACCGCGCCAGAGTCAATAAACTCCTGATCCGCGACGATCACTTGCGTAACAATACCGTTTTCGACTTTTGCAAAATGCGCCATAGGTTTAATAAACAAATGAGCCAGAGGTTGTAAATGTGTGCACTACATAGCCGGGGCGCGACGTGGTGTCAATTGTGCCACCTGTTGCCGCAGGTGCGCCACCCGGATAAGCGACGATAACTACACCACTACCGCCAGTACCACCAGTACCACCAACTGTTCCGCCACCAGCGCCGCCGCCAAGATTAGTTCCACCATTGCCGCCGGTGTTGTTACGGTACCCACCGGCCCCATTACCGTACCCAGTAGTTTGCCCGCTCCACGTAGAAGTACGGTCTGAGCCAGACGAACCATTACCGCCGCCCGCGTAACCTACAGATGCGCCTGTAATAGAAATATCTAAACCTACACCACCATTAGCGCCGGGGCTATTACTACCACCACCTGCCGAATTGCCCCCTGCACCAGCACCGCCGCCACCCCCGCCCGGAGCATACGCCCCCCCGGGGGCGTTACCACCATTATTACCTTGGCCGGGAGTACCTGCACCGCCGCTTGGGGAGTTAGTACTATTGCCGCCACCACCTGATCCACCACTTCCAGATGCACCGCGACCCCCGCCAATTGCTGTATAACCAAACCCAGTCGAATTAGTACCGGCAGTATTTGCCCCACCGCCAGCGCCCACCACTACTGTATAAGTGCCGGGGTTAATTGTCTGGCCTGTGTATTGCAGCAAACCCCCCGCACCGCCGCCACCGCCGCCATCATCCCCGGTACGCCCCCCGCCGCCACCGCCAGCAACTAATAGTATTTCAACAGCGCCATCAAGATTAGCCCCGTCACTTGTTAAGCCATATGATCTGGCTGAACCTGCGCCAAACGTACCAAGTAAAGGCATCGCTTACCTTACGAGAAAACAGATTTAGTTGCGAAGACGTTATACCCAGTAGATGTTTTAATCATCGCGTAAGTATAAATTTCAGTTTTACTAGCCGTACCTGATGTAGGCGCACTGCCTTGCCATTTAGGTGTGTATGCAACACCATCAATTGTGAACACACTATTGTAATAAGCGGCAATACCTTGATTCACTATAAACGTGACAGTCACAGCCTGCCCCGGACTAATTACAGAGCCTAATGAAGTGCCTGAGTTGCCACGAACATTTAACGTCCAGTTAGATGTCGAACCCCCAGTGTATTGAAGTACAGACTGCGAAAGAACGTCGTAGTTAACAACACCAGAAGCAGCCGTTGCTACCACAGTGGCATTTTCATATATGGCTGGTACGCCACTAAACCCGTAAACTGGATCGATTGTGATCGCCATTATTACTCCCACATGAGGTTAATAGTGCCAGCGGCGAAGGTAGCCCCGCCAACTGTAGTAATGCGGACTCGATCAATAGCGCCTGAAAGGGTTTTAATGCCGCCGCTTGTGGTTGTTATAGCTCCATTTACGTTTTGAGTGCCAATGGTTGCATCACAAACCCAAGGGCCTCCCGGTATAAGAGAAATACGCATTGCCCCGTATATAGAATACGAAGAGCCTCCGTTATAAAAAATAAACCCTGCTGTAGAAGTAGTCCCGGATGTAGTATTTCCGCTGCCACCTTGAAAAGACTGACTACTATTGTAGCCAGTAGTATCTATGGAGCCGGAACCAATCTGAACAAGATAGTTGCTTTGCGTTCCTGTAGAAATGTTATTGAATAATACGGTAACTCGCTTCGCCCACGACGGTATATTGTATAAATCCTGCCCAACAACAGTGATTGTCCCGCTAACTGTACCGGACGATGCTTGGCTTAATGTGTACGTACCAGCACCGCCTGTGGTCCCGCTAACCTGCGCAATAATTGACGTACCTGCTACGATGTTAGCGCCAGTAATAACCTGACCAACTTGTATAGTGCCGGTTACTGTAGATGCAGTTAATGTAGTTGATACGCCAGATGTAGAGCCTGTAAACGAAGTTGTTGCAAGGGATATGTTAGCGCCAGACACCAACGGATACAATGTACCGGTAGGAACAGTTACTGAAGAAGCAGTTACTGAGGTAGCAGAAACAGCGCCCAATGACAATGTATTTGCAAAAGAAACATTCTGGCTTGCGTCCACCGTGATAGCTGTCACACCACCTGTTTGAATCTGCAAAGCGCCTGATGTATCACCAGAGGAAATTAAACCTCCAGCCCCACCAGCTACTGCGTTAATTATGCTTGGCATATTTAATCCTTAAATAACGACGAACCGTTGGCCTGTTGGTATGGTTAATGACGCACCACTAGCAATCAAAAAAGGGCCGACCGTCATACCGTTTTTACCAGCGGTCAATGTGTAGTTCTGAGTAAGTGTCGTAGTGGTTTCATAGATCGTGCCACCTGCGACAGAACCAGCACCTGCGGTAGATGCGATCCATGTTGTACCGTCTGACTGCAACAAATTACCCACAGTGCCCGGTGCAACCGAGCTTATAGCGGTGCCAGTACTATTACCAACCAACACACCAATTGGGGCAGACAGACCAGTACCACCTGAAGTGACAGAGAGTGGACTCCCGAGTGTTAAAGAGCCGACTACATGGTTTTCGGAACTAAATAAGTCAGTGCCGTCAGTCCATATCTGCGAGGTTTTACCTGCGGGTATTAATGCTCCAGTACCTTTTGGGATTACATTGCCATCGACCGTACTTACATATATGGTCACATCGTACGCCGCTAAGTTGCGCATGATGTAAGTCTTTGGCACCGGGGGGATAAACACTTCATACGCTGCTGCAATACTGCCATCTACAGTAAGACTGACAATTGCGCTTCGCGCTTCATCCACCGCACCGTTATTAGTGGTCAGCGGGTACTTAAGAACGCCGGGACTAGCAGCGGAAGCAATTACGTCCACATAACCAGTAATACCGTCTTCAATAAGTTCGCCAAGGTTCAGGTTAGTTGTAGTGCCCCACGTACCCGACTGCTCACCGCTCGGGATAAGCTCGATACGTAAACTAGGCGAGTAGGTTGAAGCTGTCATATCTGTTCCTTGTTAAGCGAGCATGGTCTCGGCATGGGTTTTAGCCTCTGCCACACGGCGCATCCAGCCTTTGCCGAAGGTTGCGAACGTCGGGAGCGCCTTGTAGAACAGCTCCTTTTCCATACTGAATTTTGCCACTAAGTCCTTCTGATCGGCATCTTTTAGTGCTTGCATAGTCTTAGGGCCAATAGCGCCGTCAGGGTTTGTTCCAATAGCTTTCTGCATGGTCTTAATCGCCCGACCGGGGCCAGCGTTGACTGCGAAGTCAAACATCAAATAGTCCAAACCGTCAGGCATCTCGTCAGCCTTGACCGCGTCCCAGTACTTCTTCTTGTACATCGGACCTACCACTTCGGGTGTCAGAGCGCGCATCGCCTTCTCGTCCACCGGATGGCCTACCCACTCCTCCCAGACTTTCTTGGTCACGCCCAGATTGGTCATGCCGCCGGGGTCTTTGGGGTGATTTACGAAGCCACCTTCGTGTTTAAGGATTGCCTTCAGGGCTTCGTCGAAGTTCTCTTTCATTTCTCAGTATCTCCTGACAGGCGGTTAGTTGGTGGGCGATTTCGTCGGCTTCTGCTGCGATGGCGATAAGAGCTTCCGCAGCCTCTCCTGAAAGTCGGGCTTTCGTTCCTCCATTATCGCCGCCGGGACTGGGGGCAGCACTGGGCACGGTGTTACTACGGTCTGGACACGCGGCGTCGATGAACAACCCGTCATTACGAGCAACATCAACAAACTGCTTACGCTCCACTTCCACAGTCCTAACTTTGTCCACATAGACCTTCTCCACTTTGGTTTGTGTGTTTGCCAGTAGATGTTCCAACTCCCGTACTTCGTCTTGCGCTTTAGCCAAAACCTTGCCCGCTTCGATTGCGGCAGTAGCCTTCTCAGCTTCCCATTCAGCCTTGGTTACTTGAACGCCAGTGTGGTGTCCGTAAAAATACGAACAAATAACAAGCACCGCTGCGCCAACAAGTACCCAAGGATTAGGCATTTTCAGGTGCCCCTGCTTTAATAGCCTCGATCTTCTCCTGCCCACGAGTCCAAGCTGAGATACCAAGAATTGCCATGAACGTAATGTGGATAAACCCACCTGATTGCAACGTCAAAGGGTTCCACTCACGGAAAGCGTCGTTAGCCGCTTGGGTTTCCCAAAACTGCACAAGCGTCCACAGAACAGGAAACAGTATGAAATCGCACAGGCAAATAGCCATATAAGTAATAGCCATCATCGGACGCCATTTAGTCGTCATCCAATCAGTAGATTCGTTCATTTCTTTCCTCTCTCTTCCATCAACTTAACACGCACCTGCAAATCATGAATCTCTTTATATATTTCTTCTTTCATTGCATGGCGACGCTCTGCTGAAATAGGGCTATCAGTTGGTATGCCTTGGGAAGTAATTAAAGCTGGCATTGAACCTTCTATTTTTGTCAGGCGTTCGGAAAAGCTGTTAACCTGCCCAAGCAACCAAGCCAGACACATAACTACAATTGGTATAACTGCTTTTAATACGTCTGACCAGCTCATTCTTCAGCCCCCCTGCTGAAACATCCACCATATTGCCCAGCAAAACGCTAAAATAATCACGACAATAACAAGACTCGCAACTACTGTCTGAATGCTGTCTATCAACTTTTGTCGCTCACGACGCTTTTTCATTTCAGCGCGTTTTGCTTCTAATCTTTTTTCAGTTTCCGCTAATCGCTTAGCCTCTGCTTTAGCTTCACGGTCTGATCTGAGCTTATGCATCCTTGCCCAGAACTCATCCCACATCCCAGCTTCTTGGAAGTGGTAGATAAAAATATGCTTGATGTCGTCGTAGTACTGCTTAATCTGGCGATCTATCGCCATCAACTCCATCACATACTCAGCATCTGACATATGGTCAGCAACTGTTTCACCACGTTCTACCGCTTCTTCCTGCGCTACTTTTGCTTCTTCTAACTTTGCCCTGTTCGTTTCGTACTTACCTGCCGCTGAGAAAAACTTTTTCACCGGCGAAAGCGATTCGGCTAAGTTTCTACCAGACTCTACGCATTCGTTAATGCTATCAAACGCTTCCTTGGCTTCATCGGC